GGGCACCGCGTATTATGGAGTGGCGAACGTATTGGACGGCGGTTAAAGAGGGTAGCGACACCAGTCGTTTAGCTATCTGGGGTAGACAACCACGGTCAGAGAAACTATATGTTTTAGAACACGGTGACGCTTTATTATTTGATGGAATGTCTCAGATGTTTAGTACCCACGCCATTTTACCTTTCCCCAAAGCAGAGGAACGAACTAATTTAACCTTCAGGACAGGGCTATGACATTACCTAGCCACACCCAAATTATTCTTGGACCCCCAGGAACAGGAAAAACCAGTACCTTATTAGGACTTATTGAGGACGAACTAGAAAAAGGTACGGCTCCTGATCGTATTGGATTTTTTACATTTACCAAGAAGGCAGTTAATGAGGGTAAGGAAAGGGCAGTGGATCGATTTGATTTATCTAACCGTGACTTGCCCTTTTTCCGTACGCTACACTCCCTAGCCTTTAGGCAGTTAGGACTGACTCGAGAAAGTGTCATGGATAGGGGAGATATCCTAGACCTTAATGAGAAACTTAACTTACGACTTAGCGGTAGAACCACCTCCGATGACGGTCATCTATTTGGCATGACCCACGATGATCGCCTAGCGTTTATTGAAAACCTTGCGCGTATGCGCAGCATTCCATTAGAGCAACAATGGCACGAGGTGGACGACGCCGTAGGTTGGTTTGAACTAGAACGTTTTGCCAGAGGACTAAAACTATTTAAAGAGGACAGACTCTTAGTAGACTACACCGACATGCTCCAACTCTTTTTAGAAAAAGGAGACGTTCCAAAATTAGATGCCATGTTCGTAGACGAAGCCCAAGACCTTTCTCCCTTACAGTGGGCAGTGGTGCGTAAACTAGCTGACCACGCTGACAGAATCTATGTGGCGGGCGACGATGACCAAGCCATTTATAAATGGGCAGGAGCCGATGTCGATTACCTTATACAAAATTCTAAGGGCGCAATGATATTACACCAGTCTCACCGCGTTCCTGCTGCCGTGCATGAAGTAGCTAGTCAATGTATCGGACAAGTACGTTCCCGTATTCATAAAACTTGGAGCCCACGCAAAGAGCAGGGGTTAGTGCGTTGGGAACCTACGATTGATTTAATTAACATGGAAGAAGGGGATTGGTTGGTCTTAGCCCGCACCAATTACCTACTAGAGGAGATAGATGAGTATTGTAGAAACCAAGGTTGGTTCTTTGAAGTGAAAGGCAGACCCAGTATTTCAGAAACTAAAGTCCGAGCGGTACTTAATTGGGAACGATTGCACCAAGGGTTGGACATAACGGTCACCGATTGTGCAAACCTATTAAAATTCATAAAGGTGCGTAACCCTAAGTCCCTAGATATTTTAGACCTTGACGTAATGATCACGCACGAGGTACTTAAAAAGCACTTTCCAGACCTCCCTAACGGATATTGGTACGATGTATTTAATTTATTAAGCGCAAAAGAGATAAGTTACATCCGTGCCATGCTGCGTAGAGGAGAAAGAATTACTAAGAAGCCCAGGATTCGTCTGTCGACCATCCACGCTGCGAAAGGTGGGGAAGCAACCAACGTAGTTTTATTAACTGACATTACTAATAGAGTTTATAAAAACTACCAGAGCAACCCTGATGATGAAAACCGAGTCTTCTATGTAGGACTCACGAGAACAAAAGAGAATTTATATTTAATTGAGCCTAAAACAACACGCTGCTTTCAGTTATAAAGTTCTTTACTTTGTACCTAAAAGTAAAGGATAATAACGGGTAGTATTTTAGAAAGGAGAACTATGTCTTCCATAAGAAGAAAATTAAAAGTTAATGAAAACGATAGCAAGAATACTCGTATGGATATTGCTACGGCAGGAGTGCTAGGTAACTGGCGACCTGACGAGCTAACTCATATCAGTCGTTACGATAAAATAGCCTCGCTTTGTATTCAAGAAGCTAAGAACCTAGACCGACCCGTCGATGCTTTTGAAGTAGGGTGTGGAGAACTCTGGGTATTAAGAAATATCTATAAGGCGTACACCGTTAAGAAGTCAGACATTATTCAATCCTATTACGGCGTGGATATTGATCCCGCTATTCTAACGGAGAACCCCTTCTGGTCTAATGGTGGAGAACCCATAGAGAATTCAACGTGGCTTAAGAATTTTAACGCAGTTTTAGAAGTTCAAGACGTTACCACCCACCCCACGTTTAACCTACCTAACGAAAGCATAGACTTTTTCTGGACAACCGAAGTGATCGAACACATGGGAAAAGAATTTATCAACCCTTGGCTGGAAGACGCGGCTCGTTGCCTACGTCCAGGAGGGTTAGCTTATGTATCTACTCCTAATCATGAGGGTTCTAATGATAAGTTACCCGCAGACCACGTCTATGAATGGGGCTTTGATGAATTAAAAGACGAACTAGAAAAACATTTCACGATTGAATCGGTCGTGGGTACGTTCATTCAAATGCCTAATTTTCATAAAGCACAGCGAAAAAGAAGGGCTAGAACTATGCAAAAACGTCGAGTTTATAACCAAGATTTAAGTACCAGCAGTAGACAATTCCCACAGGCTTGGACAGACCAACAGGTGCTTATGTTACAAGAACGTTTCGGAAAGCAATTTGCAAGAATGGTATTGGCAACCCCTTACCCACAGTTTGCTAATAACTGTGCATGGGTATTAAGGAAAGAATGACAGAATTTATTCCCGAAGAACTAGACCGCTATTTTTACTGGCTCCATGAGCGAGAGACTATTCGTATTCGTAAAGAAGAACGGAGAGACCACCCACCTTGGACACAGGACCCCATTCTTCAAGAGTTTAAGTTCTGCCAAGTCTTTCGAGAAGATGACCGTACCACACGGTGGTTTAGAACGCATATGCGAGACCCGTTACAGGATAAACCAGAAGTTCTGATGGCTACGATTATTTTTCGTTGGTTTAACTTAATTGAGACGGGTAGAACTTTACTAGAACACAACTTATATTTGGAATGGGACAGGAAAAAAGCTATTGAAGAAATCACTAAACAACCTAAATGGATAACAGGTTCCTACATTATTAAAACTCCAAACCGTATGGATAAAGTAACAGGGGTAGCTGAATGTATTACCCACATGTGGAAAGATAGGCATTATCTTATCGAGATTTTAGAAAAAGAACGACATGACCACAAAAGTTCTTTAGAGAGTGCTTGGAATTGGTTTAGGGACTATCCCTACATGGGTCCCTTTATGTCCTATGAGGTGGTTACAGACTTACGCCACACCTATCTCTTAGAAGACGCAACGGATATAGATAAATGGGCTAATGCAGGTCCAGGAGCCATGCGAGGACTTAATCGACTAACAGGGAGACCTTTAAAATTTACGAGTACACGGCATCCGTGGCAAGATGAGATGTTTGATTTACTATGTCTTGCTGATGCTCGATTAGATCGAAACTATGTGTTTCCTTATCACATTCCACTTAAGTTTGAAATGCGAGAAATAGAGGGGGGACTTTGTGAATTCGATAAGTATTCCAGAATCCTAAAGGGCGAGGGAAGAACTCGTTCTATTTATAAATACAACAAAGAACTTCCTATGGTGGAAGACACAATTAACGGAGAAAGCATATGGGCGGTATGAAAGAAAAAGCAATTAATTTGTTAGAAGAGTATGGGGATTTAGTAGATATCTATTACACCCAATTTTTAGAAGTTTCCTTCTTTTTGAAGGTACCTGCGAGTTACCCTATGGTATTAGCATTCCTTAAAAAGAAGATACCTAACCTAACAGAGCAAGAACTTAGTTTTTTGATCAGTGAAATCACCTCGGCGTACCATGACAATATATGAAACGATACAGAGGAACGGCAGGACGAAACGGAATAGAGAACAAAAAACCGAGATGGAAATTGAAAGTAACAGATACTGAAACCAATGAGATAGTGGAAGAGGGTTCAATAGTAACTCTTAGTGGAGAAACGGCTATTGCTAGAGCACATGAACTCGCACGAGGATGGAATGAAAGTAATTCGAGCTAGAAACGTCAACGACGCACTGCTGTTGGGGTTAGACTTATTCCAAGACCCCCGCAACTTTAGGACGCAAGAGAGTCGTAACGGAATCACGTACGAAGCCTTAGAGCCTGTCACCACAGTCTATGAAAAACCATGGGAACGAGTTTGTTTACTCAAGAGACGAGACGCTAACCCTTTCTTTCATTTCATTGAAGGACTTTGGATGTTGCAGGGACGTAAAGACCTAGCCCCCCTAGCTCATTTTGTTAAGACTATGGAAGACTTTTCCGATGACGGTGAGACCCTATGGGGAGCCTACGGTCAAAGGTGGCGAAAATATTTCCATAAGGATCAATTAGATTTAATCACCAACATGTTAAAAACTGACCCTGATGACAGACGTTGCGTACTACAGATGTGGGACGCTAATAAAGACTTAGGGCGAGAGGGTAAAGATCTTCCTTGTAATACCAATATTTATTTTAAGATACGCGACGAAGCACTACAGATGACGGTCTGTTGTCGTTCTAACGACATGCTCTGGGGCACCTACGGAGCCAACGCGGTGCATATGTCAATGTTACAAGAGTATATGGCTGAAGCGATTGGAGTAGAAATAGGAACCTATTACCAAATTAGTGACAGTTTTCACGTCTATCACAACGAGGTTTGGGAGCGTATGAAACACTTAGAAATTGATCCGTTAACCTTTAGAATACATGCTCGAAACCCTTACGATGTGCTAGAAAATTCTCAGCACGTTCCTTTAATTACAGATTTAAAAAGGTTTCATTCAGAATTAGAAGAATTTTTTGAGCTACTAACTCAGATTATTATATCGGATGCAAACTACCCAAGATTAGATAAATTTAATTGGGTCAATCCAGCCTTTAAAGATATAGCCGTGCCGATGGTAAAGACTTTTAGATTACATAAAGAAAGAGATTATTTGAATTCTTATCGGGAGGTAATGAAAATATTGCCCACCGATTGGATGACAGCGTGTTTCGATTGGATTCGTAAGCGCGACACGTTGTGGAGTTTAACAAAACAGGAGAAAACTCATGGTTAATAAATGGGAAGCGATGCTAGCCATCGCACAAAAGGATTTAGACGCTCTGAAAAGGGCAGAAGAATCCTACGGAAATTCGTGGAGGCGTCGAGGTGGAGTCGGTGCTTTTATGATGTTGGCTCGTAAGTTTGACCGAATAGAACACCAGTGTGAAAAACACGGGTGGGATATATTCGGAGCAGGTGAAGCCTTTAAAGGTGAAACTGGCTTACTCGATGATATTCGAGACTTACGAAGGTATTTAATTTTAGTGGAGGATTTTGTCCTTCAAACTGATAATAATAAGGAGGAAGAAGAATGGGATTACTCGACTGGTTCCGAAGAAGAAGAAAACGACCAATAGTTGCTGATCAAGAGGGCAAAAGTCCTTACGAACAAGCTAAAGAAATTATTGGAAAACAAAAAGCCGCTGATGAACTTAGAGCAAAAGCTGAAAAGGATTCAGAAATTACTTTAGAAAAGTTTGAACCTGAAAAAGCTAAGCCTAAAGGAAAGCCTAAACGTGCTAGAACGGTTAAAGGACGTTATAAAGGAGACGATAAGTCTACCCCAGACGTTAATGAAGCGTGGGAAGGGGGAAAATCTCCTAAGCCCAAGGCTAAAGTAACGCGAGTTAAAAAGAAAAAGTAACCAATGCAACAAGAACCGTTGTTTACTCCAGAAAGCGACTGGTCTATACCAGACGTGTTCCCTCAGTTTACTGAGACGGAACGCATCGCCGTGGATCTCGAGACCTATGATCCTCATCTCCTGACCAGTGGTCCAGGATGGGCAACAGGTCGAGGATATATAGTAGGTGTGGGTGTAGCAACGGAGAGTTGGAAAGGTTATTTTCCCATTCGTCATGAAGGCGGTGGGAACCTCGATGAGGCGGTAGTCTTGCGATGGTTGAAGAAGACGCTTTCTTCTACCAAGCGTGAAGTTATCTTTCATAATTCACTCTATGACGTGGGTTGGTTAAGGAGGGAAGGCGTAGAGGTCCAGGGCAAAATCCTAGACACTATCTTCGCCGCTCCTCTGGTCGATGAAAATCGACATTCCTACTCGCTCGATTCTCTCGGGCAAACATACTGTGGAGAAAAGAAGGATGAATCACTGCTGCAAGACGCTGCCTTAGCTTGGGGCATTAATCCCAAGGCAGAAATGTACAAGCTACCCTCCAAATACGTTGGACCGTATGGGGAGCAAGACGCGGCTTTGACATTAAGACTTTGGGAAAAATTAAAAGTTGAACTTAGAGAACATAATAGCGAGTCTATCTTCGAGATGGAATGCAAACTAATCCCTTTACTTTTAGAGATGCGTTGGAGGGGTGTTAGGGTAGATGAAACTAAAGCGGAGGAGATAGGAGAAACTCTTTCTAAAGAGGAACAGAAGATCCAGGTAGAGATCAAACGCAAGTACGGTAATGAAGTACAGCTCTGGGCAAATGCCTCGTTACAAAAGATATTTGATAATAATAATCTGTGGTACCCCAAAAGCCCGACAGGTCTGGCAAGTTTCCAACGCCAATGGCTAGAGGGACACGAACACGAACTGCCACAACTAATTGTAAGAGCCAGAAAATTAAATAAAGCCCGAACCACTTTCATCGACAAGATGATTATGGAACACTCTTATAACGGCAGAATACACGCAGAGGCTCACCCTTTACGCAGTCATAGGGGAGGCACGGTGAGTGGTCGTTTTAGTTACAGCAACCCCAATCTACAACAAGTACCTGCACGAGACCCTGAAATAGGAGGACTGATTCGTTCTCTATTTATTCCAGAGGACGGTTGCCAATGGGGTATTTTCGATTACTCCCAACAAGAACCTAGACTAACCGTACACTACGCTAATCAGATGCATCTAACGGGGGTTAAGGACGCCGTAGCGGACTATACGGAAAAGAGCGCGGACTTCCACCAGATAGTAGCTGACATGGCTAATATACCGCGTAAACAGGCTAAAACAATAAATCTAGGACTTAGCTATGGAATGGGTAAGCAAAAACTAATTAAAGAACTCGGACTAGATGATAATGAGGCGGAGGAACTTTTCACTCAATATCACAATAAGGTTCCCTTTATTAGGGGACTACAAGATCAATGTGCTCGTGTGGCTCTGGATAGGGGATACATACGAACTATTGCAGGGAGGCGGTGTCGTTTTGACCACTGGGAACATCGGTTTGAAGACAGCGTCCCTCTACCTTTGGAAGAAGCAAAGGAAAAGTATGGAGATAATTTAAAACGGTCTTATACATATAAGGCTCTCAATCGTTTGATACAAGGCTCAGCGGCAGACATGACCAAGTTGGCTATGTTGGGTTTATGGGAGGAAGGAATAGTTCCTCACTTACAAGTGCACGACGAAGTTGATGTATCCATAGAGAACACAGACCAAGCTCGAAAAGTGGCAAGAATAATGGAAAACTGTATAGAGCTGGCTGTTCCTCTCGTGGTGGACATAGAACTCGGACGATCCTGGGGCGAAACGGAGGAACTAACATGAGAGGAATCTCACAAGAAAAGGCAAAAGAAAATGCACTTAGATACAGAACCATGTATGATAAGTGGATGAGTAAAGCACTAACCTTAGAGGAATTAGGTAAGCAACACGACCTCACTAAGCAACGCATGTGGCAGATTATTACTCGTTGTAAACTGGGCGAGGGGGACTATTATTACGGCACGCAAATGGCTCGGAATAAATGGTCAGAACTCCACGCACTCTACAACGATAAAGAACAAACCCGTCGTGCGTTCAATGAATGGTTAGAAAATAAGGATATTAAACTCATTATGAACAACCAAACGGTTGCACCACACACGGGGTGGGATTGGAGATGATAAATGACTACGGCGCAGGGGTTTGTTAAGTTTTTAGAACTCCTTCCCGTTATGGGGGTGGTGCAAATCCACCCTCACCGTAAACAATATAAATCGAAAATATGTAAGCAGTGCAAACTAACTATAAAAGAACCAAAAAGAAGAAAATTCTGCTCTACTGAATGCCATAACGTTTATTGGCTACAAAACCGCAGGCTCAACCCAAAAATACAAACATGTGCCCTTTGTAAAAAAGAATTCACCAAAATAACACAGCTTAAATATTGTTCAAAAGAATGTAGAGTAGCCGCAGCAGAGCGCAGAAGAGTTACCAACGACTACAGTGTAAAAAGAAACTGTATTGTCTGTAAAAATACTCTGCCATATGGGGTAGCCACCTATTGTTCAAAAGACTGTAGAAAAGAACAACAGTACGCCAATTTAAAAAATCCGTTTAGCACTCACGGAACAGGGGAAAGGGCTTCATTACTCCCCTACGAACCCAATGTGATGCCTACGCATCGTGTACCGCCAGAAATATTAGCCCAAGCGGAACTCTACGTGGATTGTAACGCCGATATTGATGGAGCTGGGGGCATAAAAGAAGACTTGGATGAAATAAACCAAATCATCATGGAAGAAAATATAGTACAACCCTCACGGTATAGAAAAGATATTAGATCTCCCAGAGAAAGCGGTAAACTGTATTGGTCAGTTAAAACCATAGAAAACAGACGCAGGGAAGACGCAGGATTACCCAAGCTACCGAGTATGCGATACTCTAATTTAGAGCAACAACTTAGGGACCATCACGACGGGAAAAAGAAAGTGGTCTCTATTAAAGAAAAGAACTACCAAATACAAAAACATACAAAGGGGTTTGCTACCATCACCCCTATGCGTACCAAAAGTGGGAAATCATTCTCGGAGGTCATGGCGAATGCCAAAAGAAAGCAATCTATGGGCTCTACTTAGAGACAATCTACTCGACTTTCATTTTCAACGTATTGAAACGGGGATGACGGGTTCGGGAGTACCTGACGTTAACGGCTGTAAGAAGGGCAAAGAATTCTGGGTCGAACTAAAAGAAATTCACTCGGGCAACTCACTCACTCTACGCCCTATGCAAGTTTCCTGGTTGGCGAAACGCGCTATGCATGGTGGGCAAGTCTTTGTTCTTGCTCGGAAAAATGATGTGATTAAACTGTTCCACGTGGACGGTTTGGAAGGGGCTCAGGAATTAGTTAAGGGTGGCTTTAAATCCGATGCTCTGGTTACTTTAACTATTCCCTACGCATGGGAGGTTCTAAGTAGTGCTTTACTTTCGTAAGGCTGTACTATTTAATAGGGGGGTAGCTTAACGCTACGATCATTAACAAGTGCAATAGAAAGGAGAAATTATGGCACATGAAATAGAAACAATGGCATGGACGGGCGAGGAGCCTTGGCACGGACTGGGTGTTCAAGTTCCCGCTAATCTAACGCCATTACAAATGCAGGAAGCAGCCAAGTTAAACTGGACGGTTAGCAAACGTCCTAGTTATACTTTGGATGCCCCTGAATGGCACGAAGGTGTAGGTATTATCCAAGCGGAAAATACTTTCCACATTGTTCGTGATAATGATAACCAAGTCCTCTCCCACTGTGGTAGGGATTACATTCCTATCCAGAATGAGGACATCTTTAAATTCTTTAAACGCTTTACCGAAGCGGGTCACATGACCATGGAAACGGCAGGTAGTTTAAAGGATGGTAGAGAAATATGGGGTTTAGCCAAAATAGCTGAAGACTTTGAGCTTGCTGGCGACGACCTTATTAAAGGTTATCTTTTAATTAACCAACCGCATATTGTCGGTCGCTCGCTTACTATCAAGCTAACGCCTATAAGAGTGGTATGTAACAATACCCTCACATTCGCATTACAGCATGGTGGAACAGCGTCTTTCCGTATGCCCCACGTTAGAGAATTCGGTAACGAGGTTATGGAAGCTGCAGCAGAGGCTTTAGGTCTCTCGGCAGAACGCATGACTGAGTTCCGAGAAGCGGCAACGCTACTTTCTAAGAAGAAAGCTAAACACGCTAACGTACTTGAGTTTATTGGTGAAGTTTACCAACCTGCGATCATCGCAGAGCGTAGACGTAACCTAGAACTCAAAGCCCAAGGTAAAAAGATTGGTGAGGAGATCCCTTTAATCGATCAATTTAATAATTACCCTAAATTAGCGGTAGAAGCTCTCGAGCGTCAACCAGGAGCCAATTTGGCTTCAGCTAAGGGAACTTGGTGGGGTGCGTTGAACGCGGTTACTTATGTAGAGGATCACTTACGTGAGTCTCAGCAGGAAGGCAACGCGTTACACAGTGCGTGGTTTGGTGCAGCAGCTAATCGTAAGGCAAAAGCCCTACAATTAGCCGTAGAGTACGCGAAGGTGGCATAATGGCAAAAGACCCAAAAACGTATCAGCTAGATGCTGAAGTTGCGGGTGTCATTTGGGCAGCTTTATTCGAGTCAGCTAACGATGAGTTGGCTCGACTGCTCTCCGACACCATGATTGAACAGGGTTGTCAGGAATTAGCGGGAGTTACGGATAGCTCCCTTATCCTGATGTTTTGGAAAAACTACATGGAGGACAATAATATATTGACCTTCAGACCACCAGATAAGGAGTTGAACTAATGGAAGAAAAATTAAATATTGACATGGACGTAGAAGCAATAGATATTATCCATTCGGACGAAGGGGAGTTCATTATTGATAAAGACGTACCCTTCCCTGAGGACACTCGATCTTCTGCGAAATATCCTTTTCAACATATGGAGGTGGGGGACTCTTTGTTCCTCCCGCTCAAAGAAGGGGATAACGCCAAGCGTATGAAAAACCGCTTGTCTCAAGCCACTCGGACGTATGGGAAAAAACAAACTCCCGAATGGCACTTCATCCTGCGTTACCGTTTAGAGAACGAAATCTCAGGAGTAAGGATATGGAGAAAAGATTGAATGCGGAAGTGTACATCAAAGAACTGGAAGCGGAGATCGTTAAGCTAAAACAAGAGATTGACGATCTAAAAGATCAACTAAGTGGGGCAACCCCTGCTTATGTTGACCAGGATTGAGGTACTCGTTTTAGTGCTTTACTTTCGTAAGTTTCGTAAGTAAACTACTTAGTATGTTCTGCTACAGGTAGAGCAAGGTTGCACCGAGAGGTGCGTGTGTTGAAAGAAGAAAGGAGAAAGACATGGTACAAGCAGTATCTGTCGGTAGCCAGAAAGCTACCACGAAACCTCCTGTTAAGAAGGTAGCATCTAACGGCAAGGCGAGGGCAACTGGGACTTCAATCCCTAAGCCTACGACTACGGGGAAAGGGTCTGCTCGTACTTTGTACGCATATAGCGGACAGTACCCTGAGAACGTGGATAAAACTACGGCTCAGATGCTTGCCTTGATTGACACGGTTAAAGAAGCCAAGAAAGCTGACTTAGATAGTTCCAGCTTTACGGCTCAAGACTGTGTTGCCTTAGCAGTAAAAGAAGGGTTCCTATCTACCAGACAAGATCCACTTAGAATCTTTAGGTTCTACATCAAACGTCTGATAGCAGAAGGTTACTTTTCTAAGGTGTAATGATTAGGGGGTGACTACATTAAAAAGCCTAGATTAAATTCGGGGTAGGTAGTCACTCTCGTCATTCATAGTACAATAACCAAAAACGGAGGAATGCATGAACGAATTGCATATTATTAAAGGGGACGGCACCGTGCATAAAACGAACGTTACCGCACTCGCTCGCCAAATTTCTATTGAATTAAAAGAAAAGTTCATTATCCTTGATCAGAACGTTGTTTTTATGGAAAAAGGAGAACTTGACACGGGGCAAATTAATAACCCCGAGATTATTAACACCGTATTTGACGCGGTGGAAAATTTAATGGGGGGTGGTGATGACTGAATTTACCCACCTAGTGGATAAAGCTAGAGAAGAAGCAGCCTTTGCTGAATGGTCTACTCAAGCTAAGTATTTATATATGGACGCCGCGGACGGCGTCATTATTACTAAGTTTAATGACGAGCGTACTCGGTATGAAGATCACGGTAAAGAGACCTGGGAATTCCCTAAAGACTACCAGAAAGATTCTTTTTGGGAAACTTTACGACACCTTTGGGGTGGTCGTTAAGGTGCTTTACTTTCCAATTATTCGTACCTAAAATATAGGGGTAAGTTAAACGAGAAAGGAGAAAATTATGAAATGTATTATTTGTGGAGGCTCAATCGAGCCGCATAAAAAACCCAGTGGAGAAATCTATTGGACCAAAGGGAACAACGCGGAACCCGTGGCTGACGGCAGGTGTTGTGACGAGTGCAATACGGGTATAGTAATACCTAAACGCATGGATTTAATGAATAACTAGAAAGGAGAAAGCTATGCCAAATTGGTGTAACAACAGGGTCGAAATTTACGGAGATGGTCCAGACCAGATAAAAGAAGTCAAGACGACATTAGCGGGCAAGAAAACTTGCTTTGATTTTAATAATATAGTGCCCATGCCTAAAGAGTTAGAGGGTAATGCACCTCATCAGAAGTCCGATTCGTTTGAAGCGAAACGCTTACGCAAACAACACGGACACGATAACTGGTACGATTGGTGTTGTGATAATTGGGACACTAAATGGAACAGTTCGGGTGCTACTCTTAGTGAAGACGAAGACCGTATAGAATATGAATTCCAGACGGCTTGGGGACCGCCCATAAAAGTGATCGAAGCCTTACGTGAAAAATATCCAGACTTAAGTATTACCGCGTTCTACGACGAACCTGGAATGGAAATGGCGGGGTATTACTAATGGGTACACGGAGCAACATAGCCTATCTGAAGGAAGACGAAAGAGTGGTTGTTATGTATTGTCATTACGACGGCTACTTAGATCATAACGGGCGCATACTGTTGGAACACTATAACAGCGAGGAAGACGCTCGAGCCTTAGTGGATAGTGGCTACGCCAGTTCACTATACCAAACGCGCCAAGAAATTGATGAGAACAGAGTAAATACGGATAAACCCGAAACCTATAAGTCTTTAGGGAATTATATGAGTTGGAATGTAGATACTCTATTTATTGAGTTTATCTACCTTTGGCGTGACGACCAGTGGTGGATCGCTTACAGTCAAGCGGTAGAAACCCCTGACGGTTTTGATAAGATGGTACACTACCACACAGAATTTAAACCCTTAAAAGAGGAGTTGGAAAATTGGGACGCGGACAATATCAGGGAAGGAAGAATCGAGATCGCATGAGTTTTATACGACTCCTAACAAATACCTGTGCGGAGCAGACGGGTAGCACAAAGCCTAAGAGATCGGAGTCGAGGCACCTCCAAGATGCCTATGGTTGGTCTCTCAGGCACTGCTTTACTTTGTTTAAAATGGTACTTAAAATATAGGGGTACTTAACCAGAAAGGAGAAAGTTATGAACAAAAAAGCCAATCGAGTTTATGTCGAACACGAAGCCGACCATTTACGCCAGCAAATCGAGCACAGTTATTATCGGGATTCAGACACCGTCGCTATCCCCATTACGTCAACCCTAAACGAAGAAGAACTAGAAGCGTTAGGCAAAACGATGTTGGAAGCGATCAAAAAACTGACCTTTGTTTTATGGGACGATGAAACCAGCGGGGTCACTTTTAAGATTACGGGCAGTTTTGGATTTAAGCAAACGGGACAGAAATTTATCTATGATCCTCAAGCTAAAAAGGAGAAGGTATTATCATGAATAAACCAAAACCAAGTAAAGATTGCGAAATTGATTCAAGAAAGGAGAAAGTTATGAGTGAAGAATTTATAGTTAAGGTAACCGAAGCTTACCATAGAACATACAAGGTAGAAGCCATAAACCAGCAACAAGCTAAAGATGAAGCTGAACTACAATTCGTAAAGGATTGGTTAGGAGATAAGGAAGGCATAGAATATACCGAGTGGGATTTCACAACAACAAGTGAAATAAAACCAACAGGAAGTGAGTTTGATACATACCTAAACAATCAAGAAGATAGCTGATGAATAAACACAAGCGCAGGATGCGTGGCAAATCAAAATACAGGGGACAGGGATAATGGAAGACTTTTGGATAGAACTTGCCTACTTTATTGGCACACTTATTTGCATTGGCTTACCCGCTTATGCAATTTTGTTTTTTGATGACGACAACGCAGAGATGTAATGGAAGTACCAGTGTTTAGTAGATGGTGGGAAGTGGCAAAATTTTTGCTATTGGGGTTGCTTTTGCTCCCCTTCTTCCTGGTTTTATATGTATGGGAATATTTAAGGAGTATTTATGAGAGAAAGAAGAAAAGACGCGCTTAAGCTATTGGCGATTGCAACGCCCATGTTGGCTTATGGAGCATTGACGTTTGAGATAGGCGGTGCAGCCAGCACTGCTGAAGCCATAGTAAAGTCAACAGTAACAGGACTTGGACTGTTTGGAACAGTTGCTGGATTGATAATGTTTTTCACCAAAAACAGTTTAGGTATGGTAGAAACTAAGCCTAAAGCTGAAGTAGTAGAGGAAGAAGAACCTAATGACTCTTGGCGTGAAGACACGGTGTGGGAAAAGGAAGAACCCGTACAGGAAGAAGAACCTAAGCTGAAGATGCCGTCATGAGTGAACTACTAGACAAAGTTTTCTTTGAAGGAGACTACCTTGCTCATAGAACCGCAAGTGGAAAAGAGGAAAGCGGTATTCGTTTACGGCACGACATTCACAAGAAATTAAGCAAAGAAGAAACAGAAGAACTGTACGACCTAGTATTAAAGGGGTACAAAATGCACGAGTTTTTAACCAAAGGTAAAAGGAGTAGAACATGAACGGCAAGAAAGCTAAACAAATACGCAGGATGTTGAAAAACGGCGGCGTAGACTGGAGTGACGCGAAGCACGTGCAACAGGTAGGCAAAGACCACGACGGCAAAGAGATCCGCGACCCACGGATATTTCTGGACCCGAAGTGCGGTCGTGCTACCTATCTTGCCGCTAAACGTCTCGCACGGTCAGGGGTTGTTTAAAGTGCTTTACTTTCGCGGTTTTGGTAACTATAATTTATATAAGGTTTTACGAGAGGTTTGGGAAAAAGTGTCCGACCGAATTAACGACAGGACGATCCAGGAAGCCCAAATCAAGTCATTCCTGGCGGGTGGTGAACATCCGACGCACAGACGCCTCTTGTAGAACTGATTGTTAAACAAACATTTTAAACTAGAAAGGAGAAAGATATGGAAAACCTCGAACTACTGCAAAAAGTAGCGAACGCCGTCCAACAGATGGCAAAACACCTAGAGCAACAACAAAAATTGTTAGAGCAACAAGACCAACGCATCGCGTTACTGGAAGCACGTAACAATATTATCGACCACGCGGAGGAAACTATAGATGTCCGCCCCAACTGAAACGCTTAATGACGTCATTAAGGCAGGGGTCGACCAACTTATGTTTGCCTACAGCGATGAGGAGCGTGCAGACGCTTGTGATTTCGTTTACGAAATGGTCTTTGACGGGGGCGCACCGCGTAAGTTTAAAGAGGAATGGATCCACTTAGCCGTACGCGAATTTCTAGCTACGCAGGAAGCACCTACCGAGCCGCACGACGAGTACGGCAGACGGTTGGAGGAGCGAGTGTGAAAGGACCATGCCCCAATTGTAACGGACACGGTTTTCTAGGACTGCCCGCCCATTTACCTGGAGGGCAAACATGCTCTATGTGTGGAGGGTCAGGAAATGAATAAACCAAAAGAAGATGTTATCAATAGTGAATATAAAAATATATCTGTATGGGATGTAACCTTTTACAGACTTGATGATGACGGAAACGAACTCAAGGATAAGAACGGGAAAACGATTATTTATACTTCATATAAAGTTGATTGCTCTTATTTAACAGACGGATTAGAAGTTGATGATTTAGTTCCAGAGGACAAACCTAATCCCTATCCTTATGCTTCTATAATAGAGGACAAAGCTGATGAGTGAAACACTAAAAGAAGAAAGCAAGAAAAAAATAACTAGAGGAGATATGGAACTGTGGGCGGAGAACTACAGAGAAGCTATAGATACTTTAATGTGGTTTATAGAAAGTGATTATACTAAAGAAGATTTAATAGAATCTATCCAAGAGTTTGTGGAAGAATCTTATGGAGGAAAATGAAAAAGATTGAGATCATCTTTAATGACCCGCGCGCCGAGGGGCGTGGCGTACCCGAATACGGGAGCGTGGGAGCGGCGGGACTGGACCTGCGCTCCTGCGATAACGCGATGATTTATCCTGGAGAGACCGTACAGTTTCCCATGGGTTACGCACTCTATATAGGAGACCACACGCTCGCTGGATTTATTATGCCTAGATCAGGACTAGGGGTTAAGGGCATTTTGCCCGCGAATGTACTCGGTTTGATCGACTCGGACTACCAAGGGGAATTGATGGTCTACCTTAAAAACCACAGCAATAACGAGTTTTTGGTACAAAACGGCGATCGGATAGCACAATTAGTATTTATGCCAGTGGAACACGTGATGTTCTCATCGGTGTTAGAGTTTAGCCACGTCACAGAGCGTGGCACGGGCGGATTTGGGAGTACGGGGGATAAGTAATGAGTATTAAATGTTTTTGTGATAACTGCGGTAAAGAAATCAAGGTTGAAGGCTTTGCTGAAGAAATAGATGGAGATGGTTGGGATCGTGTTAGACACTACTACCCGACTGGTATTGTTCATGAAGATAGGAACAATGAGGAAGTAACTGGAATGTATCATCATATATGCAAGGAATGTGACCTAGAGGATTTAGGCGAAGATTCTTATTATTACGAGGAAGAAGACAATGGCTGAGGAAAAAGATTTTTTAACTAATGACGAATGGATAGAACTAACCGACGACCTCGTGGAGTTGGTCGAGAAACACTCTAAGAAAGAGGAAGACGAGTGGAGTAAAACCCCCTCCGAAACGTGGGGTAAATTTTGCGATATGCGAGAGAGTGTCCAGGATTTTATTCAAGAGATACGAGGGAATAATGGCTAACGGCTCGTGTGCGGCGTCCAAGGCTGCTTTAAATTCGTACTTTTCGGCTTTATAATATACCTATAGCTAAATAGCTAGATTTTAACTAGAAAGGAGAGAGAAAATGGAAAATATTTACGAAACACAATTCAAAAGAATTGATCCATACCATTCGGTAGCTTATTTAGGGGAGGAGTTTCATGAAGACTCGCCCTTTTGGGAGGACAAAGACCTACTGGATAAGTCGACTATGGTGAAAGACGGAACCTTCCCTCATTGGCAAGACGGGTTGGAAACACTAACTTACATTGACGACAACTATACTTATATCTTGAACCAAGTATTTTGTGGCGACTCACACACTGCCCCGACGCATCTGGGAGTGGTTATAAGGTTAGATAAAGTTGTGGAGGAGGAGGAGTAATGGTAACAATCTACAACGTACGACTACACGCGAACCCCGAAGCGGGGACGGGCGAGTCGTGGCACTTATACACGGGACCACCCGCCCAGATGGAAGCCATTGTGAAACTCTACTCGGAGTTATTTAGCATAATAATCGAGGTCGGCGGACGGGGGGCAGATGACTCTACCGACGACCCTATCCTACAAAATTGGGAGGCGGCGGAAATAATAGCCACGGACGTGGACTCGGGGGAAAACTTCTATTATATCGATAACTGGGAGCCGTACGAGGAGGAAACAATATGAGCGTTTTAAATAGATACTGGGAAGTACGCATACCTAAACATTTAGCGGTGGAGGCGGGCATAGATCCGAACGATGATGACGCACCACAGAAATACATCGAGTACGCAGGATTGATAGGCGTGGAGGTACCCGAAAAACAACAAGCATCTTATCCATGCGATAAGATTACTTGGTACTTAGACCCGCGTCGACCACTCGACCGAGTGTATAAGTTAGGTAGCCCGAATAATCTACAAAGAAGGGCATTTGAACAGGCACCGAAATACGTGAAGTACACTGCCACTAAACTGTTAGAGGAAGATCTGCATAACGCGGACCACGACGGATATTAAAGAGTCTCTCCCAAGAAGAACCCACCAGTCGGATAGATTGGTGGGTTTTTTTATTATATTTATCGTGGGGCGGTGTTTTACTTTGGGTCGTAAATCCTAAGTATAATAACCCCCTAGCTAAAGGCTAGGATTTTTAAACCAAAGAAAGGAGAAAGAAATGACAGATTGGATAAAATTAACTAATAGTATAGACTACCAGAAGTTCTGCTGGAGTCCCCGAAACACGGCAGAAGATGCAGAGTTAATACATTTAGCGAAAACGGGTAAGTATTACTATTTCCCATTAAACGATACGTTAGACGTATTGGGAGGTAAGTCGAAAGACGGGAAATATACTTACTTGGTGATTGATTGGGAAGAGAACGTTTTAGCGGAAGATACCAATAATTCGATTTCATTTAGAATTTTAAATAACTAGAAAGGAGAAAGAAATGGAAAGAAAATTAAACTTAAACGCGGTAGAATACGCCAAAAGCGGACTTTTATTATTTGATACAGAGATCACAACTAATAGGAGTGAAGCATTAGCTAATTATAACTATACGACTTCCGTTAGAAAAGTAAGTGAAAGATTCGTTAAAGAGTTAGCCGCAGCACACGACGCGTGTGATACATACGGAAAGTATGACGAGAAGGAGCAATTTATTGCGGAGTATAACGCAGTAATCTCAGACATACAACACGAGTTAGGGGATTACGATAAAGGCGAAATTCCCGTATTATGTATCATGGAGGGGGCTGGCGAACCAGACCAAGATTTTATAGTTATTTATAACTACGAAGGAAGTCTACGAATGACTGGAATACACGCAGACAGCCATTGTGCCTGTTACATTTATAAAGTTAACCAAATATAAGAAAGGAACCAAAGACCCCCGATTGTTGCGATAGTTGGGGGTTTTTTGTTATTGTATTGTTTATCTGAAAATTAAAAAAGTTTTTGAAAAAACTTTCGCAAAACTACTAATAACTCTAATAAACTAATAGAATGGAGCTGAAAGGCTCTTGGTCATTGGATTGTGGTGTTTCTCAAAACTAATAGAATTCTATTAGTCTATTAGAAACTATGGTAAGATCTCCTAGAGGGCATGAGAAAAAGTATATAATTTCTTTAAATTCTATTAGTATTGTAATAATTCTATTAGAAATGGGAGACGCTTATGAGAGAGCTGACTTATACTCCACTTGTTCCGACGGAGGACGGTAACGCCTACCTGGACGACAAGGGTAAGACTTGGCAACCACTCAACTCAAAACAAAAGAAGTTTTGTCGAGAATATTTAAAGGGACAAACCGCTACGGACTCCGCTATCAAAGCGGGCTACACTAAAGACCGCAAGGGTGCTAAGACCCAAGGCAGTGTTCTACTCAATCATAACCCACTCGTACGAAACTATCTCATAGACTTGGAAATAGCAGCCTCGGAAAGAGATGCTATTTCTCTGGAGAGCCATTTAGGGACTCTCCACGACCTCCGAGAGGAGGCAAAGGACCAAGGGCAGATTGCAGCTGCAATAACAGCCGAGGTCCATCG